CGAGAGTCCTTAGATAAGGGACTCTATCGGGTGAATGTTTCGGTTGTTTTATTACAATCTTAGCATTTCGCTCATCCAAACATTTCTTTTCCGACTTGGGCTTAGTAAGCCTAGACTGGATCGAATATTTAAACTGCAAAAAACTTAACAGAGGCCGTTTCCCTGAAGAAGGAAACAAGCGTCGGTGACCGTGAAGTCACCATCTGCTGGTTAAAGAAGTTGAATAATTTTGGAGCCTTCGAGTCGCGTTTGCGACACCGACTATATTATAGTCTCGAAGCTCCTTTACTAGATTCCGCCGTTTATTCGTTAATGAACTTGTTAGAGCACTCTAAGTGTCTTAACATTGGACAACAAATTTTGGTTTTACCAAAAAATGTTGAACAAAAATTACGAGTAAACGATCCTAAAAATCAAGACCTCATTAAGAGGAGTTTCGCTAGAGGATCTCATTCCGAGATCGTCAAGTTAATCTTCTCACAAAATGTGCGTCTTGACTCCATACTTGGAGAGTTTCCGACCTTATTAAAATTCGGTCGTGCTACTCTCCATGCTTTAAAATTGTCCCATGCCGTTTTGATTACGATGAAAGTTTTCAAGTTGACAACCATTCCTTTTCCTCAACGAGGGAAGGGTAAATGGAAAATGTCTTCCAAAAATCTTTTATCTACTCTTTTCAATCATTACCTTTTCGCCCTGTCGGGTTTAGAGGAAACTGATATAATTAAGAAAATCAAAACAAGTCTTGCTAGTTTCGTTTCAGAATCTCTGAAACAAACCGAACTACCTCAAGGAGAGAGATTCAGTATTTTCCCTAGTCATATGACAAGGGTACTGAAATGCCTTCAGAAAAGAGAACAGTTAGAGCAATTTGCTTTCTCTGTACTCCAATCTAAAAGTCTCCTCCAAGAGGTGCCTGAAACATTTGTTCAGGCCGGTCTTGAGAAACATCGATCTCAACTTTCACAACCCCAAAAGGTTGTTTCAGAAGAGTACCTAGAAAAACTGCGTCAACGAGGTAGAGAATTCGGCAAATTAGTCGCCGGTCTCTATCGACCCGAGGTTGGATTCCAACCTTCAGGTAACGCTAGTTTTGCTTTTCCTCGTGATAGAGGCGGTCTAAAGGGCGATCTTGTTTACAATGATCGTCTTCAGATTGCCACGCACACAGAGGACCCGGATGATCGAATTGAACCATATGTTATTGGTCTATTCGGACAACCCGGGATGGGTAAATCGACGGTTATACCGGAACTTGTCGCCTCATTGAGTCGACTTTTTCCAGGTGTACCTAGCAAAGATCTAACTTATGAACGAACTTCTCATGTCGAACATTGGGATGGCTATTCAGGCCAACCCATTGTTATTCTAGATGACCTAGGTCAATCACAGAGCGGTAAAGATATACAAGAGTTTCAAACTCTCGTTTCTTGCTGCCCTTATGTTTTACCGATGGCGTCTCTAGAAGACAAAGGAAGGAAGTTCTCTTCTCCTATTATTATCGCTACTTCAAATTTGAAGTATGGTATGTCATTAGCGCACGTTTACCCTCAGGGTAATTCGATCATTGATGACGCCTCTTTTTGGCGGAGGTTCCATGTCCCTACTTACGTAGAGGATGGAAACCTTCACTTATTGAGGTTAAAACCAAGCTGGATAAGAACAGAGAATCTGTACATGCGAAAAGGATTGAAAAAGTGTCAGGGCTCTGTAAAGAGTATTCCTGACAGCCGTTTCTTTCAAAATCGTCATGAGTTTTGTGTTGAAATTTCGGGGAAACCCGGAGATTATACACAACAAGTCTGGAGGGTTGCTGATAAAGCAGACTTCCTTAAAGACTTACAGATTGAGTTTAAAGTTAGACGTAAATTCCATGAAAATCATGGAAAGGTATGGAAACAATGTGTTTCATCATCAACAAGAGATACTTCAAAGATCACACCGTATTTGCAAGAATTAGAGCAACATGGGTTCTCGACATCAACCGGACATTTGTCTGGTGATGGAAAGACCCTTCAGCTCAATTTTCCTGCTTTTCCTCCGGAAGGGCCATTGCCTGTAAGAGTAGAACCAATTAAGGAACCACTCAAGGTAAGACTCATCACGGCGGGAATCGGTGATACATTTTGTTTAAAACCTTTCGCTAAAGCCATGTGGCAAGCGTTAGGTCTTGAACCCCAGTTTGCATTGACTCATGGAACGACAAATTTGTCGTCCACGATCAAAAGACTTTATAAGTCAGGTAAACCGGGTGATGTGTGGATCTCGGGAGACTATACTGCTGCTACTGATTCTTTTCCTCTAGAGGCCACGAAGGCTCTTCTAACGGGGATTTTAGAATCAACTGAACATGAACCGACAAAAAGGTGGGCACTGAAAGAAATTTCAGCTCACTTGCTTGTCTATCCGAACTCATCTGGACTTGAACCTGTATTACAGGAATCAGGTCAGTTGATGGGTTCGTTATTGTCATTTCCTTTACTTTGTCTTCTCAATGACTGTACAGCTAGATTTGCTGGTATATTACCAGATAGCTATACGATCAATGGGGACGACATTTTGATGAGAACGAGTGCTGAAAACTATCCAATTTGGAAAGCAACAGCAGACTCATTCGGTCTTGAACTTTCAGTAGGTAAAAACTACATTAATGAAAGATTTGGGACCGTAAACTCTCAACTTATAAGGGATAACGTGGTTCTGTTTTTAGGAAAG